AGAATATCAGAAGCAATAAACATCAATTCAGTTGTTATTGGCTCTAATAGTGCCAGTGGTACCAATGTTAATCTTGATATTATCAACACCACTGTTTATTACTTTAGTTCAAATACAAGTGGTAATGTAACATTTAATCTTCGTGGTAATAATATTAACACTTTTGATTCTGCTGTTGAAGTTGGTAATACAGTTTCAGTTGTTGTTACTCTTCGACACAATACAGCAGCATATCGTTCTGGTGTAAATGTAATGATCGATGGTGGTTTGATTCAAACAACATTAGCAAATCCTGATTCAAGTAATTTAATATTTTATTCTGGAAACGTACCTTTAGCACATTCTGTTACTACAGCTTTAGAATCTAATGTAATTGGATTAACCATTGTAAAAAAAGCTTCAAATTCTTATATTGTATTTGCATCTAATACATTGTTTGGATTAACATAATGCCTATACAAGCAGCATTTGGAAATGGTTCCCTTAGAAGTTTTGGTGTGAATGTATCACCCAAAAAAAGAATTGGCGCCAATGTAGCCGTTACATATCTTATTTTAGCAGGTGGTGGAGGTTCATCGTGGCAAGCTGCTGGTGCATCTGGTGGAGGTGGTGCAGGTGGTTTAATAACAGGTGTACAAAATACTTCAGGTGGAGTTAGATTATCTGTTGTTGTTGGTGCTGGTGGAACTGGTTATCAAAATGGATCAAACTCTTCTGTAACAAGATACACTCTAGATGAAGGTGTATGGACTAATATCGAATCTGCTGGTGGTGGAGGTGGAGGAATTGAACTTGGCGATCCTTCGGCTCCACAAGCAGCACTTCCTGGAGGTTCCGGTGGCGGTGGAGGAGGAAGAAGAAGATTTCCTCTTGGTGGACCAGCAGCAAGAAGTGGACCGGGCGCAGCTGGATATACTCCACAAGGAAATAATGGTGGAAATGGTGGTGCTGCTGGACAAGGAGCAAGTGGCGGTGGAGGTGGCGCAGGAGGTGCGGGAGGTAATGCATCGGGTGATACGGTTGGTGGAAATGGTGGTGCAGCATATGCATCACCAATTTCAGGCACTCCTGTAAATTATGGTGGTGGTGGCGCAGGAGGTTGTCAACAAAATGGTGGTTCAGCGACACAAGGTGCACAAGCTTCACCAGGTGGCGCAGTAAATAATCCTGCTGCTGCATATGGAGGTGGCGGCGCTGGTGGGATTTTAGATTCATATACACCTGGTGTACAACTATCAGGTGGTAGTGGTGTAGTTATATTCCGCAGTGTTGCAAAAGCCACATACACAGAAGGAAATCCTACAGAAACACAAGTTGGTTCCGAATGGGTTTATACATTCACAGGTTCCGGTGTGATTTCTATAGGTTCTATATAAATTATTAAAAAGAATAAAAATGGATGACGGATATCTTGGTAATGCCCGATTAAAAAGAGTCGGTGTTGAATTATCCTTAACTGAAGAACAAGTTAAAGAATATGTGAAGTGTGCCGATGATCCAGTATACTTCATTGCTAATTACGTAAAGATCGTAAACGTTGACCGTGGTCTTGTCCCATTTGATATGTGGGACTTTCAAAAAGATATGGTCAGAACGTTTCATGAAAATCGTTTCTGTATTGCAAAGATGCCACGACAGGTTGGTAAAACAACTACCACTGTTGGTTACATGCTATGGTGTGCTCTGTTCAATGAAGAGTTTGTTATTGGTATTCTAGCCAACAAACTTCAGCTTGCACAGGACATTTTAGCAAAGATTCAAAAAGCATACGAATATCTTCCACACTGGTTGCAGCAAGGTATTATCAACTGGAACAAACGTTCTTTAGAACTCGAAAACGGTTCAAAGATTTATGCTTACGCTACGTCAGCAGCGGGTGTCCGAGGTGGTACATACAATCTAATCTTTCTTGATGAGTTTGCGTTCGTTCCACATAACATGGCAGTAGAGTTTTTCACTTCTACATACCCTGTTATCTCATCCGGTAAGACATCAAAAGTAATTATTGTTTCTACTCCGAACGGTCTGAATCTATTCTACAAGATGTGGATGGATGCAATTGAAGGTCGTTCTTTATATAAGACACTTGAAGTTCACTGGTCAATGGTACCAGGTCGTGACGAAAAGTGGAGAGAAGAAACAATACGAAACACATCTGAAGAACAGTTCCGTCAGGAATTTGAGACTGAGTTCATCGGTTCTTCAGCCACACTTATCTCTGGTGCCAAGTTACGTTCATTGGCATTCCGTGATCCAATGCGTATTGAAGATGATGGTAATCTATTTGTTTACGAAGATCCACGCCCAGGACGAATATACATTGCTACGGTAGACTGTTCAGAAGGTGTTGGTTTAGACTACCACACAATTAATATTCTTGATGCAACTGAAGCTCCATATAAACAAGTAGCACGATATCGTAATAATAAGTTACCTCTTTTATTCTTACCTACAGTAGTATATTCACTGGCACGTAGATATAATGAAGCCTATGTTCTGATCGAAACAAACAACGTCGGTCAACAGGTTGTAGATATTCTACACTATGATCTTGAATATGAAAATATTTACAAGCTAGAACACCATCATATTAAAGGTCAAAGTATCTCTGCCGGTTTCAAACGTTCCGTTGCATTCGGTGTCAAAACTACCAAGTCAGTCAAGAAAATTGGCTGCGCTAACTTAAAAACACTGATTGAAAACGACAAGTTAATCATTAATGACTTTGATACCATTGCAGAACTGAACACTTTTGTGCGTACAAAAGATACTTTTGCTGCTGAAGAAGGTAACAATGATGACATTGTGATGGGCCTGGTGCTTTATGCTTGGCTAACAGCGCAAGCGTTTTTCAAAGACGAGACTAGAATTGACATTCGTAAGATTATGTTGGAAGAACAAAACATGCTTGCAGATGAGAGCATGGCGCCGTTTGGCTTTATTGATGATGGGGTCACAGAAGAAGTAATGGCTGAAGATGGAGACGTTTGGGAAGCACCTGCGGGCTATTTATCTTCAAGATTGTAAAAAACTAAATAGACTATAAAAAGAATATTGACCCAACAATAAAAGGAGAAATCCAATGGCATTTCAATTATCACCTGGAGTGAATGTATCAGAGATTGATCTGACTACAGTTATTCCTTCAGTTGCCACTTCTACTGGCGCTTTTGTAGGACCTTTTGCTTGGGGACCAATTGGTGAAGTAACTACTATTTCGGATGAAGTTCGCCTGGTGAACACATTCGGTAAACCAGATAGCGATAATTATGAATATTGGTTCTCTGCTGCGAACTTCCTGGCATACGGAAACAATCTAAAAGTCGTTCGTGCTCAAGGCGATGGCGCATTAAACGCTACAGCAAACGGTACAGGATTATTAATTAAAAACGAAGATGATTACACTCAAAACCATTCATCATATGCAGCAGGTGCTTATGGTAATACTGGTGGTTGGGCAGCACGTTATGCTGGCGCATTAGGTAATAGCATTCTTGTTTCTATGGCTGATGCTAACACATACAACGTGTGGGCATATGCTTCACAATTTAGTGCAGTTCCAAATACATCGTCATATGTTGCAAGCCGTGGTGGTGCAAACGACGAAGTTCATATTGTTGTTGTAGACGAAGATGGTCTGTGGACAGGCACAGCAGGTACAGTTCTAGAAAAATATGCGTTTGTTTCTAAAGCATCCGATGCTAAAGATGACAGCGGTAATTCAAACTACTATAAAGATGTTATTGCTAAACAATCGCAGTACGTATGGCCACTATCACATCCAACAAATCTAGGTGGTGGTACAGCATGGGGTTCTGCTGCAAACACTTCAGCATTTAAATTATTATCAAGCAATTCATCTAACTCTCTGTCTGCTGGTATTGTTGGTACAGTTGGTACAGCAAATGTTACAAGCGGTTGGGATAGCTTCAAGAATGCAGAATCGGTAGATGTATCTCTACTAGTTACTGGTTCAGGTAACAGCACAATCGCAACATATGTTATCAGTAATATTGCAGAAACACGTAAAGACTGCGTGGCATTTATCTCTCCAGAAAAAGCAGATGTTGTTGACAATGCAGGACAAGAAGTTACAGACATCAAAGCATTCCGTAACGGTCTGACATCAACATCATATGCATTCTTGGATTCTGGTTACAAGTATCAGTACGACAAATACAGTGATGTATATCGTTGGGTACCACTGAACGGTGATATTGCTGGTCTGTGTGTACGTACCGATAATGAACGTGACCCATGGTTCTCACCAGGTGGTATGAATCGTGGTCAAATCAAGAATGTAATTAAGCTTTCTTGGAATCCAACTAAAGCAAATCGTGATGATCTGTATCAAGTTGGTATTAATCCAGTTGTTAGTTTCCCAGGTGAAGGTACAGTTCTATATGGTGACAAGACTCTGTTGAGCAAGCCAAGTGCATTTGATCGTATCAATGTACGCCGTCTGTTCATCACACTTGAGAAAGCCATCTCACGTGCTGCACGTTTCTCACTGTTCGAATTTAATGATCAGTTTACACGTGCTCAGTTCGTTGCATTAGTTGAGCCATTCCTGCGTGACGTTCAAGGTCGTCGTGGTATTACTGACTTCCGTGTTGTATGTGATGATACAAACAACACAGCAGAAATTATTGACCGTAATGAATTTGTTGGTGACATTTACATTAAACCTGCTCGTTCTATCAACTTTATCCAGCTTAACTTTGTGGCAGTACGTACAGGTGTAAGCTTCAATGAAGTTGTTGGTGCAGCCTAAATAAAGAGAAACAGGAGAATAATAAATGGCATTTAACGTAAATCAGTTCCGTTCACAATTACAAGGTGACGGTGCCCGCCCAAATCTATTTGAGGTGTCGATGCCGTTTCCTGCGTTCTCAGCACCAGGAAACGCACAAACAAAAATGACGTTCATGTGTAAGACAGCACAACTTCCAGGCTCAACCCTGGGTGTTGTGCCTATGCAGTACTTCGGTCGTGAACTAAAATTTGTTGGCAATCGTACATTTGCTGACTGGACAGTAACAATTATCAACGATGAGGATTTTGTAGTACGTAACGCATTCGAGCGTTGGATGAATGGCATCAATAGCCACAATCTAAACGTTCGTAATCCAGTTGCAAGTACACCACTAGGTTACTCTGTTGATGGTGAAG